ATTGCTGCTATCCTTTTTATTGGTCTGAAACGGCACTACAAAAGCCACTGAGGTAAGGTCTATTTTTGAGGACATATCAAAGCCGACATATACAGGTCTACCTTTCAAGTCAATTGGTAGTTCCTTAACCTCGCAAGCTTTCCACTTTTTCATATCCATGTAGCCGTTATTTGCAGCTGATACCCATATATTTAAGACTTTAGTCATGAATGCTATCATCTTTTCGGGTATCTGTTTGGCTATCTCATAATCTTCAGCTATTTTTTTGATACCTTCATCATAAAAAGCTCTTATCGGGTTAGCCTTTTGCCATGTTTCCAAAGCTCCGGGGTCATCATCCTTATCGGCTTCGCAAATGTCGATAAAGTACTCATCATTTTTTATATCAACATCCGGATCCAGCACCTTAGAACAATAATCATATTCTTGCGTATAACAAGGATAAGTTAAATCCTTGCCTGCTGTGGTGATTATCGTGAGCATTGGCTCTTTCGTATTTGAGCCAAGTCCCAAGTCATAAAAATCAGTTGTTGGATGTTGGTGATATTCATCGAGTATCAAGCATGCAGGATTCGTACCATCTCCAGTCTTGCCGTCTTCTTTTGATAGCGGTTTTATAAAAGACCCTGTCTTTATATGGACTATTTCATCACGCTTAAAATTGAATTTTGACCTTAGAATTGAGCCTTTAGTCATTAAATTACATTCACTGAAGACGATTTTTGACTGGTCTCTTTTTGTACCTGCCGTATACACTTCGTATGTCTCTATATTTTTTGTGGCTTGTATGGCTATTTCAAAAAGTGCTTCGCCTGCTTCCATTTGAGATTTTGCATTTTTACGCCCCACCTCAGTGAAGCTCTTCTTAAATCTCTTCTTTCCCGTTTCTCTATGCACCCATCCATATAATTGACACGCTCTGAATTTTTGCCAATCTGTAAGTTCTATCGGCTTGCCTGCTAAAGCTCCTTTTGAATGCTTGAGCAAGGCGAACCATGTAACAATCCTGTTTGCGTTGTCCTCGCTCCAAATGTAAGGAAAGTCGACTGTACCTACTCTGTCCAAATCATCAAGAAAGCGTTGACATGCCCACTTGTGTTTTTGTCCTGACGGGATTTCATCAGTTAAACAACTTCTTGCATACTGCTTAATATCTTCCAAGTGGCTCATCTATATATCTCCAAACATCTGCATCAGGTTTTCTTCTTGCCCCTTGGCTTTTTCTGCTGCAATTTTCAACCTTGAACTTGCAGACATTCCCAAAGCACTGCCTGCGGAATCCATATCTTTTTTAGCTTGCTCCAAAATTGCATAGATTGGATTTGGTTTCTTGCCTGAGCTTGTTTCCACCACCGGCTCGAAGTTTTTCTTTTTGATTTCTTTTGATGCCCTTATGTACATTGAGTAGGCATTGGCATAAACTATCATGCTGTTTCTGTCAAGATTGCCTATGATTTCTATACTCTTTAGATTTTTTCTTATACGCTCATACTCTTTTTTTGCCATGGCATCAATAAAGACCGAAGGAGGAACTTTTTCAAGCTCATCCTTATCGGTCTTTACAAGCGACTCTTCATATTCTCTTCTAGCTCTAACATCTTTCTTTATGTTACCTGTTTGCAAAGAAATGATTTTTCTTGGTCTTGCCATTGTTCCTCCTTCCTGTTCTGGATTTTTTCCCACTTTTCGGGGGTTTTTAGAAATTTGCGTTTTTAAAACTGGGGCAGCGGTCGTGAAAAAGCGTTAAAAACTTCACAATATCCCCCTACCCTTGATCGTGCTATCAGTAACATTTGTTACTAATAGTTTGTGTGTTTAATCAATGATTTAAGCTTAGCTTGTGTTTCATCCTTATCCTTTTGTCCTCTACGATACAGTGTATGTATTTCATCATGGCTTGCTCTTGAAACAGGTATGAGGTTGTCCTCAATATAAAACATATCCGGAGCTTCTTCCGCTGTAACTATATGATGTACTATACTTGCGTATTCAATTCTTCCATGAAGAAATGCCCAAGGATCCAATCCATTATATCGTGCAATAATAATGCTTCTCAGTGCTTGCCATCTTGCCCCCTTGTATAATTTTCTTGTACCTGCTGCCGGAGGATACTCCCTTTTAAATCCGCACCCGCACTTCTTCCCAACTTCATGTCTTTTACCACAGTGTGCGCATCTTTTATATATCATCTAACAATCCCTTTTCTTTACATTGTAGTAACAAAAAAGACAGCCTACTGACTGCCTTTCCTGCTGCTACTGTATCTATATTTTTAGGAGGTAATTATGTATGTCTACTTATACTTACACTTTCACCAATACTATTGTAACACACTTGACTCTGTATTTGTCTGTAGACTTTTAAGAGTTTTATGTATTTTTATGTAAGGTTTTTGCAACTATTAATTTTTCAATTTCTGATAAACCTGCCTTATGTGATTTCATTACCCAATCATAAGAGTATTCTAATTCTTTAGATACCATTCTCAGGCTCTTATGATATATATATTTCCTAGAAAGTACTTTTATATAGCTAGTGCTGCTAAGACTATAAATGTTATCTATAATCTCCTGCCTTTCATCTCTATATTTATCAATAGCCGCTTCCATCTCCATAACCCGCTCTATACTTCTAGTAAAACTAGCGTCTTTCTGCGGACTTGTCTGCACACGCTCTTCTGATAAATTCTGAGAAGGTAAATCCGGCAAGGTGTCACGGAATGAATTTAGCTCGTCTTTTTTACTTTCTATCAGCATGTCAAGTTTTTCTATCCTGCTTAGGTATTCTTTCGCTGTCATCTACACACCCCTCTTCCTCTTAGCCTTTCTTGTTTCAAGTTTTAATCTCGTCAAGTTTATGATAGCCTCTTTCGAATCTCCAGTAAACTTATATTCAAATCGGTTAATGTGTTTTTCATTATTGCCTCCTTTTTCTTTATACAACATATTTTTCGTGTGCTATTTCAAGATTTCTTTCATCCAAATCTAAGTATATCTGTGTTGTTTTAAGATCCTCGTGTCCTAACATTTTACTGACCTGTTCTACTGGCATTCCTCTTTTTAAAGCCATCGTCGCACAGGTTCTTCTAAATCTATGCGGATGCACATTTCTGACTCCGACTTTTTCCCCCAGCCTTTTGCAAAACCCCTCTATCGCACTGTTACTTGTATGCTCTTTACTATTTCGGTGTCGTGTACTCGGAAAGATATATGGATTATTTACTAAGTTGATTTCTCGAATACGCTCATCCAATGTAAGTCTTGCTTGTGCATTAAGATAAACTGTTCTCTCTTTGTTCCCCTTACCTAAGACATTTATCTTTCTGCCTTCTATATCCTCAAATTTTATAGCTACAAGCTCAGAGACCCTACATCCGGTACTTAGTAACATGTCCACTATAAGCCTTTCTTTTACATTCTTGCAGCCCTGTCTTAACTTAAGGACCTCGACATCTGTAAATGCTTTCTTTTGTTTCTTTACTACCTTGATACTACCTACCTTTCGTGCAGGGTTGGTCGGTATTATCCCTTCGATAGTCAGAAATTCAAAAAAGGTTCTTAAGTATCTTAAGTTATTTGAAACAGTCACTTTGGATACTTTATCCCGGTGTTCTCTCAGTGCTAGGTAATATAATATATCGTCTGAGTTTACGCATTCAGCTGGCTTTCCTATCACGCTTAACATCCTCGGAATTTCGGCGGAATATTGTGCTAATGTCTTTTTAGATAAACCCTGCACTGTTTTTGTCATTATGAACTTTTTAAAGTACCACTCGTTCTTATCTTCTTCTCTTACAACGATTTGCGTGTTTTCCCTGCCTATACTGTATCCATTCATAGCCATATAAAGTCTTGACTTAAGATCGCCAATATTTATAATTACTGCATCCGAAAGAGAAATCATTATCTTTTCAATTAACTCTGATTTCATGCTATATCAATACTCCTTTCTAGCTGGCGTTATAAGTACGCTGTTTCCAAATAATTGCTTAGATCGTTTAATGTATTTTCACTACTGACTCCCTTACAATACATACTTCTC